AATGAAGCATCATATTTTGCATCATTTAATAGATAATTAAAATGGCAAGTAGATATACATACGCAACTAATTTAACCACAACCGATACTAAAAGAAAGTATTTGGGTAGTGTTATATATCCACGTATAAAAGCATCGAATGATGATATGTATATAGTTTCAGAGGGTGGTGATAGATTGGATATACTTGCATCAAAATATTACAACGACCAAAATCTTTGGTGGATTATTGCAATTGCAAACAATCTAAATGATGCATCATATTCAATTGAAGATGGTATTCAATTAAGAATACCAACTAATGTTGCAAAAATACTAAATGATTTTGAAAGAATAAATAAATAAAGTTATGGGGTTTTCACAGTTTCCGTTTTTATCTCCTTTAAATGAGGAGACTACTAAAAAAATAAAGAGTAGAGAAGCTAACAAAGAATCTCTAAATACTTTAATACCGTTTGTCATTTTATCCTCAGCAGCAGTAGCATCGAATAAAATAGACAAAAAAGATATTCCAGGTATATATGCATCTGAAAATTTTAATTCATTTGCATATAAAGGGTGTGTTGTTGCAAATACAACCGATATATTAAAACGATACCAAACAGGTGAAACTATTGCAGGATATGATTTAGATGGTAAACCTATAAAAGTTGAAGGTGAGGTAAACAGAAGAGTTTCAGTTCCAATGATTGAATCGGTTGAAATAGATACATCAGGTGGAAATAATACATTAAAAGAAGCACATATAAAAATAAAAGTGTTTACATTAAAACAACTTGAAATGTTTGAGTTGTTTTTTTTAAGACCTGGTATGAATGTGGTGTTGGAATATGGTTGGAATTCTATGGTTAGAAAAAATTATGATTTGGAAAGTAAAATGTTTGCAACCAAAAATCATAAAGAATATATTGAAAAATATACACAATGTTTTTCTAATGCACCAGATGGATATAAGAAGGCAAAAATAGATTATTTAAAATTATTGGTGGATACTGACGGTGATTATGATTTTATGGCTGGTAAAGTTACTAATTATAATTACTCAATTCAACAAGATGGAACATACGATATTAGTTTAACAGTATCCGCTGGAAACGAATTAACAACTTGGGCTCCTGTAAAGCAAGAAAAAAACTCAGATGTTGGGCCTGTAAAAGCAAAAAAAGAACCTTCACATGGATTTGATTCTTGGATTCTTACGTTGGCAGAAGATTTACATAAAGGAGAGGAATTTGCTAAAAATTTTGGAATAAAAAAAGATTGGGAAACTGAGTTTTTCAACTGGGATGCGGTTAATCTTGCTCAAAAAGATACATCAATATCAAAAACTCCATATATTTCATTTAAATTAATATTACATATCTTAAATAAGATTAAAAATTTTAATATAATTGAAGATTCTATTTCTTACAAAACATTTTATGAAGATGCAGCTGGCACTAAACCAATTATACCAGTATCATCTACAAGTAATATTATTTCTCCAACTGAGTATTTTATATTACCGGGTGATTTACCATCGGTATTGGTCAGTCAGGATGCAAAAAAGAAAAATGTTATAGTTTTAAATCCATTGGTAAAAGAAGATTGTAAGATACATGGTAAAAAATTCAATTTAACCGGTGATGCAAAAGCGGAAAAATATACAATATATAATGCAAAACCAGAACAAATAACAATTTCATCAACAGTTGGTAATTTATTAAATCTATATTTTAATTATAATAAGTTTATAGAAATATATAAGCAAGCTTATACACAAGCTGATATTATAAATGCAATTTTAGAAATTATAAATCAAAATATGTTTGGTTTAGTTAAGTTAGTATTGCAAAAGGAATCAGATGCACCAACAAATGCTCCTTTAATTATAATGGATGCAAAACTAAAACTACCTAAACCACAAGTAGAACCTCAGAAAATTTTTAGATTTAATGTAGGTGCAACTAATTCAATAGTTAGAGAGTTTAATTTTAGCACAGAATTGAGTGAATTGATGCAAGCACAGGCGTTGTATGCAACTCAATTGGCAATAGCTGCGGCAAGACAGGGTAAAAAAGATAATACATCTGTAAACTTACAAGATGAAAAAGAACCTGCAAATTTAGATTTTGCAAAAAATTCAGATGGTTACTTTTCAATAAATGCTACGGAAATAAGAATGGTAAAGGAGGCAGAAAAATGGAATCCACCACCAAAAGAAGAAAGTGGAACAACTGCTAGTAAACCAGACCCAAAGAAGGAAGCAGAAGCCAAAGCAGCTGCTGCAAAAGCTAAACAAAAAGAATCGGAAGAAGAAATTAAAAATTTATCGGAAGTTAGAAACTCTAATTATGTTAAATTTAAATTGGATTTAACAAATACAAAGGAAGTTCCTAAAAATTTTATATATAAAGACCCATCTATAATTCAAAAAGAAATAACAAAAGAACCTATAAATACAACTACTTTAACACATATTGTAATTAATTTGGCAATAGATGGAATTGCAGGACTTAGATGTGGAGAATTTTTTCATATAGATGGTATACCTGAAATTTATAATAAAAATGGATACTTTCAAATACAAAATGTAAAACAGGGTATTAGTTCTGCGGGATGGCAAACAACAATAGAAGCAGGATTTAGATTAAACCACGACGAATAGTATGTATAAAGATTTAATTCAGAATAAAAAAATACATTCATTAAATATACCACCAACATTAGTCCCATCCCCAACAGATGTTGATTATAATAATGGTGTTATTCAACGATATTTTGCACAAAAAGTAAATGATATAAATGGTTTTGTATATGAAGTCAATTTAAATACATACAACGAATTAAATTCAAATCCATATTGGGTAATTGGAATCATAAAATGGAGAATAACAGGACCATTAGATGTTGTATATGATGAAAATGGTAAAATATTAGATAAAGGGGTTAGAAATTCTAACATATCTTCTATTGCAGAAGCACAAAAAAATATTAAAAATTTAAACTTATATTTGATAGATATTTTACAATTTTACAAATAAATTTTATATATATTTATATACAAAATATAATAAGTTATGAGCAAATTTACACACCTTACCAACGAAGAAATCCAACAAATGACGTTTGATTGGAGATACAGAGGTTGGACAGTATTAGAACTACTTACAGAATCAGAAGTAGATGAAATCAACGAAGAGTTAAATAAGTTGCGTTTAGAAAGAAATTCAGCAGAACCTGAAAAATGGCAGGAATATGAACCATTTATGTATCCCCACAAACTATCTCCAAAATTAGAAAAACTATTTGCTCATCCAAAGTTGATTGAAGCAATGGAGTTTTTAATGGAAGGTGATATACTTGGTTTACAAACTTGGGCATATTTTAAACCAAAGGGTGAGTTGGGTAGAGACCAACACCAAAACGCATTTTACACAGGATGTGGGCATAATGAAATTATCAATACTGCATTGGCATTGGATAATCACGACCCTGAAAACGGAGCAGTATGGAACTACGAAGGTTCTCATAGATTGCCAGTTTTGCCAGTTGAAGATAACGAGGAAAGAAAAGCAACAAACACAAAAAATTGGAGAAGTGAAAGAGGTATCAGTTGTGTAATGCCAGAAGGACATGATTTTCGTAAAGTAGAAGGTTATTTGAAAAAAGGACAAGTAGCACTTTTACACTCACACGTTGTTCATGGTTCAGACCCAAATAGAGATACGGATAGAATGAGAAGAAACTTTTTAGGTGGTTATCTTAAAAAAGGAGCTTATTTCCACCCAGGTAATCAGATGAAACGAGAACCAATTGATATTTACGAATTACGTGATAAACATTGGAATTAATTTAAGAACCCTCTTCGGAGGGTTTTTTTTTTGCAAAAATATTTTAAGTTTTGCTTGACTTTTTGCGCGGAATTAGTTACCTTTACTATGTAATAAAAATTATAGATATGAGAACTACAAATCAAAAAGCAATCGATTATTTAGAATCGAATCCAATTGTAAACAATTTCATTAATCAATTAAACATCCAACGAAAAGATTATTTTGTTAAAACCGATATGTTGGGTCAATGGAAAGAATTGACCGTTGAGGTTGGAAACAAATTCATTCGTTTATGGGATGGTGGAACTTGTTGGGGATTTATCAGTAGAGTTGATGGTGATTTAAAAGGAGCACCTATTAAGAAAGGTGACTTGTTAAAACCCGCATCTTGGAAATCTCCTGCCAAACATAGTAGAGGTAACATCATAGATAAAACTGCTCGTTATTCTATATGGGGACCATCTTACATAAATAATTAAAATATATGAAACATTTTACTGAAAGATTAGACCAACGAATATTAACTCAATCGGAGTTGCCTGTATCATATGAAACAACGACCGGAAATTATACGCAAGTTGGCACTATTAAAATAAATGATTTAATTAAGAATCAAATTAAAGAAGTGGTAACTAATATAGAAAACACCAATTTTCCAATAAATAAAGATTATGGTATTAAAGTTACACAATTTCCATTATCAACTACCAAATTTGATAGTGAAGCATCTAAATCCGAATCATACGGAAAACAATTGGTAGTATCCTTAACAGATGATAATGGTGAATCAAATGGTAACGAAATATATTGCATTGTAAGGGGAGGTAATATTACTACTTTTTGTTTTGTAAAAAGTTATACAGGATATGGAAATTTAGAAACAAAGTTAAGAGTTGATGCTATTATAAAAAACTTAAAAAATTTCAAAAAATAATTAACAAAACACTTGACTTTTATTGCGGAATTGTGTATATTGTAAGGTAATTGAGAGTGAGAGTTATGAAACCCATTATTTACCAATTTAACGATTTAATTTTCATCGGTTTTAGAATCTTGAAAATGTTAGGATATTAAAATTTAAACTTTAAAACATAAAATTATGAACTATTCAGAATTATCAAAATTGTCAGTATCAGAGTTGCGCAACATCAATCAACTTGTTGTTGAGTTAATCAAGCAAAAACGTAATATCGAAGCACTTCAAAAGAAAGTGGGTTTACAAGTCGGTATGAGTGTTAAAGTAAATCACCCTAAGTTAGCCGGTAAAGAACTCTTTGTTAATAAGATTAGCCGCACCAAAGCTACCCTAAGTGTAAAGAGTGGAGCTTGTTACAATGTGCCAATTTCCTTAATTGAATATTAATCCTTAAAATCTAAAAGATATGAGAAAGACATTAAAACGTGAAAAATTGTTAAAGAATTCAAAAGGTCAATACCGATACCAATTCAATTGGATAGGTGGTGGGTTCAATGATATTTGGGCTAAGAACATTATAGAGTTTATGGCTGAGGTAAAACGCCAGTTTGGTAATTCAAACTTGAAGGTGGACTACACTACTTTACACAAAGCAACTGCGAGTGGTGCAAAGAGTTGGGATGATGCGGGTAATATGATGTGTTGGTAATTAAACTATAAAGACATGGTAGCAAGAGAATTTGGAGTAATAGATTATGTAGTAGGTGGTATTCATCTAGCAATGCTAGTTGGGTTATTATTGGGTGGTTTGTATATGATTTACAGAGGTATTAAAAATCAAAAGGTATGAAATGGAAATACACCGAAATAGGCAGTAGAAACAAAAAGACAGGTAAGTTGAAAGATTATCAGGTTACGGTTGAAGATTGGAAAATCGTAGATTGTCAATGTGAAGCTAGGATGTTCCGTAGATTTTCACCTTGTAAACATATGTTAAACTTAAAATCAAAACTTTCACATTTAGCAATTTAATTATGAGCAACGCAAGATTACATTCACTTTTAGTAGCACTTGTAATGGGTGTATTGTTAGCAACTATTATCGGTGCAGTTATCCCATCAAAATCGGATGATGCAACTTATATCGTTATTACCGAAAATGGTAAAACCTATTACACTAATGAGTTTAGGATTTGGGGTAAGGGGATTGTGTTTACAGATGTATATAAACAAACCGTTATTATTCAAGGAGATTTAGAAATCGTAAAAAAACCTGAAAAAAATGAAAAATAATTACGAAAAGACTTGACTTTTAATCTAGAATTTTGTATCTTTAATATATGGTTCGGTGAGAGCCAATTAACTTTAAAATCTAAAACAACAAAATTATGACAAAGTCAAAAGAGTTTTTCGCCCGTTATTCTTCTTCTTCAAATTTAGAATCTGCTGCTGAGTTCATCAACACTCCCGCTAATAAGGGACGAGTTTTAAAAGCAGGTGTGCCTGTGATTGTGATTGGTGATTTTCGTTTCCCTTTCCGAAACAAAATTCAGAGACAAGAGATTCGTGAGTTTGGTAAGATTATCACTTCCGAATTAAATAAGATTACAGAAATCATCGGTTTATCTCCAAAAGTGGCGGCAACCAAATTGAAACAGAGTTACGGATTTTCAAACAACATCATCAAATCATTAGTTTAATCATTATGGCAAAGCAGAAATCAGAGTTCCCACGTGGATACAAAGTAAATGAAGCAAACAAAGTTTTAAACATTGGTGGAACACCAGCACGATATGATGTGTATGTTGTAGAACATAAAAGTTTAAAATACCCTAAAACATTCTTAACTCGCGAAGCAGTTGATAAATTCATCAACGAAACAGAACGAGAGAAATTAGAATCAAAAGCATTAAAAGTTAGTGGATACCAACATATTAGAGGTGTGGTTTCTGCTCACAAAGATTCAATAGCAGCAATTGAATTAACTGAAATTGCTGAAACAATAAATTTATAAAACTTAAAACTTAAAAGATAAGAGTATGGGATTAGATATGTATTTAGAGAAAAGAACCGATGTTAGACAGTGGAACTTTCAGAAAGAAGAAGACCAGTTTGAGGTTGTTGTTAAAAAGGGTGGTGTAACTTATCCAAAAATCAACCCTAAAAATGTTACAACTATTGTAGAGGAAGTTGGGTATTGGCGAAAAGCAAATGCAATCCATCGTTGGTTTGTAGAGAATGTGCAAGATAATGTTGATAATTGTGGAGAATACTTTGTTCCACCATCCAGCTTGGAAGAGTTATTAGAACTTTGCTTGGCAGTTAAATTGAATCCAGAGCAAGCAGATACTCTATTACCTTTCGCTAGTGGATTCTTCTTTGGTAGTGATGCATATGATGAGTGGTATTTCGATAAAATTGAATACACCATTGAGGTTCTAAAAGAAGCATTGGCAGATGAAGATTCTTCTTATTACTATTCTTCATCTTGGTAAACATTAAATAGATAAATTATGGCAAATATTGAAGTAGATATTGAAGATGTTCTATGGGGAATGACCGATAGAGAGAAGCAAGAATTAGTAGATGACCTATATGAAGATGGTTATATTGCTAAAAAAGCAGATGATGCTAAAAGCACAGATGATGAATGGAATGAGCAAGTTGGTAAATTATTCAACAATCGGTGGAGATTATCCGTAGAAGATGAAGCAACAATTTTAGCAATCACCAATAAACTTGTATAGAGATGGCAAAGATGGATAAAGCATGGTTTATACTCCCAATGTTAGCATATATGACATATGAAGATGGGACAAATGAGATTTCCGTAGGGTGGTTAAAGTGGACACTGTGGGTAAAATGGTAAAACTTAAAAATTCCTTAAAAAAAAGTATATTTATACTTGGATTTTAGAAAAAAGTTTCGTATATTTGTAAAACAATTAATTATTAACTAAAACAATTAAAAAATGAAAAAAGTATTAGCATTAGCTTTCGTAGCAACAATGGTAGGTTTAACTGCATGTGGTGGTTCTAAATCAGAAGCAGCAGCAGATTCAGTAACAGTAGATTCAACAGTAGCTGCACAAGCAGATTCAATCGCAACTGATTCAGTAGCAGCAGATTCAGCAGTAGCTAAATAAGAGGAGAAAAGGAAAGTGTGGTTCGATTCCACACTCCTCTCAATGGTTGGTTCAATTAAATGGTTATTCTCTTATTACTTTACTTTTTATTACAATAGAAACCAACCTTAAAGGTAGTGGATTATATCTACTACCTTTTTTGTTATTATTTTCACAATAAAATTTTTTAATTATGAATGAAGCAATTGAAGTGTTAGAAAAAGCAGAAGCAGTTCTAATGAAACGAATTAGAGAAATGCGTGATGGTAAACCAAAGTATGCGGCAAATCATAGATTAAGTGAATTACGGGATGCTCTGAAACTAATCAAAGCAAATCATAAGCACGAAGAGGAAGTTCCAGAGTTTTATTACGGAAACGGATTCGGAGAAGCATAGTGTTTGGAAATATCAAAAACTTTTTATATATTTGTAGAGTATGAACTTAATAGAAAATAAGAATACTCTACAAATTTTTATGCAATCTAACCCCGATATTAGATTGATAATACCTGTATGGAGTTCACCCAAAGCACATGAATGGGGAACACATCCATCGTTCATTTATTTCAGAACTGACAAAGAAGACGGAATAATGAACTTTCATCACGTCGATGCAGACACACTACCATATTTTCCAATATCTAAACTATGTAATTCAAACACATTGGTATTAGGAAACAGATACATTCAATCAGACGGGTTAGATTATGAGTGGGTGTATTTAGAAGAATTCGGAAAACCTTTTATATTTAATGATTTTGCTGAAACTCTTTTTAAGGGGTATAGAATCGATTATAATGAATTGAACGATTGTATTCCTCTTATGAAGTGGTATCACCTCTTAAAATCAATACCTGATATAGTAGGAAGAAGAGAATGGTATAGAGTATATTCAGATGCAATTAAAACACTCGGAGAAATTGAGGGGGCGGGGGTGAAAGTCGAAGAGGAAAAATTTATTGATAGATTTGCTTTCTCGCCAAATTTCATCTATGGGGGTAAGGTGTTTACCAAATACAATCCATACACAACAACGGGTAGACCATCCAATAGACACTTAAATGTAAACTACTCTGCTCTTCCAAAAGCAGATGGGAGTAGGGGAACTATCGTTAGTAGGTTTGATGGGGGAACTCTAATCCAATTTGATTACGAATCTTACCACATCCGTTTAATTGCAAAGATAGTAGGGTATGAGTTTCCAACCGGAACTACTGCTCACCAACACCTTGCCAATCTCTATGGGTGCGATTACGAAACCGCAAAGGGTTTAACCTTTAAGTATTTGTATGGGGGGTTAGATGATTTTGCTCGCGGGATTGATTTTTTCCAAATTGTAGATAAATACATCAAATCCGTTTACCAAAAGTTCGTAATCTCCGGAGTTCTGAAAACACCCCTCTATGGTAGGGAGATTCACTTTACAAAAATTGAAGGAGCGACTGAACAAAAGGTATTTAACTATCTCCTACAAGCATTAGAGACTGAGGTAAACTATAAGAAGATAAACGATGTGTTAGAATCTATGAGTGGGATGAACTCAAAAATGGTTTTATATACCTATGATGCTTTTTTAATCGACACACATCCATTAGAGAGAACCAAAATTTTAGAACTTTTACCGACCATAATGGAAAAGGGTGGATTCCCTGTCAAAGTGGAGGAAGGAACTAATTATGATAATTTGGTTCATTTACAATAAACTTTTATATTTATAAGATATACAGAAACACAGATAAAATATGTATCCAAATTTTGACGAGATATTAGAAGAGTTAAGTTATAAAGTAGGTATTGTTGATTTAACAAATGAATCCCACAAAACTCAATTAGTAAAACTTTTAAGAGAAAAAGGTATTGATTCGGCACAACAACTTGCCGATAGAGCATCTGTTGTATTTGAATATATAAAGGAAAATACTCCTAAACCAAAACGTATTATCAGAGAAGATGATATTGTAAAGAGTAAAAAATCAGGTAATGTTTATACGGTAAAACAGTTTGACGCATCTAAACACGACAAACCAACTCCCGATGAAATAGAGAAAGCAAAAGCAAGTAACGGTGGTCAATTACCAACCGGAGATACATCAACACCATCACCAAAAGGAGCAGATGTATTTGGTAATAATGGTGGGGCAAGTGTATTTGATGAACCTCAATCAGAGCCAAAATCTGATTTTTCACAATTACAATCTTCAAATAAAGAAACATTAGATGCATTTGTTAAGAATGGATTTGCAAAGAGTTCGGGAGCACCTGGTTCACCTGGTTCTATGTTAAATGAAATTATATCAGTTTCATCTGCTACAAATGTATTAAACTCCAAAGGAGAGTTTGATTACGATTCTCAATTGAAATCTAATATTGAAACATTAAAAGATACAGAATTAGCAAAAGAAAACGATAGTGATAATCCAGCGAGTGGTGTTAAAAAATCAGAAGCAGCTGCAATTGCTAAACAATATGGTGTATCCGTAGGTGTTGCATCCAAAGCAATCATAGCAACCAGAGCAGCACAAAGTAAATGTAATCATGTTCAAAAGGCAATCATAGAAAAAAATGGTATTGAAAATGCAACATCCATTCCATTCTTTGGAGATGCCAAAGGTTTAAAATCACAAGAAGATGCCGTAAATACTACCAAAGGTAAAGTATTTTTAGGAAACACCGAAATTTCAAAAGAAGAAGCAACTCAAATAATCAGAAATAGTGGTGGTGGTGAAAACCCATCGGATACTGCTATATTTATCTTAAATAAAGATACTGGCGATTTACATATGACATTCTATTCGGATAAGGATAATGTAAATGCAATCGTTGCCCAATCTACAATTGCAGCCGAAGTTGAATTCAAAAAGAAACAAATTGATGAATTTGTTGAAAAGGGTCAAATGACACCAGAACAAGCAAAGGTAGTTAAAGATGTAATGGATAGTTCTATAAAAGAATACCAAACATTAGAAACTGATTTGGATAAAGTTGTTAATGAACCAATTATACACTTACAAAGTGTAGACCCTAATACATTGGTAGAGTTAGCAAAAACATTATCAACAGGTGCATTCCCTGATAAATATTGGAAAGGTGATGGTAAAAGCACAAAGGGAGTTGCTGAACTAATGAGTAAATCTAAAAAACATATGGCATACCTACCTGATGGACATGCTACACCACCTACTGATACGGAAATGATGCAAGGGTTTGTTAAATATGCATCAGACCCAAATGTTACTTTAACAAAAACCGAACAGAGAGTTATATCGGATTTATCAAATAAAACAGATGGTCCGAAGTTAGGTGCTAAATTAGGTGAAATTAGAAAAAGAACAGTTGAAACTGATTTAATGTTAATTAAAAAATTAGATGAGCAAACTGTAAATATAAACGGAGTAAAAGTTGGGGTTGGAACGTTATTAGAAGCAGAATCCGTAGCTGAAAAACTACACCTTAATATTATGTTTGGTGGCAGTGGTGTATATAAAGACCCTGATGCATTTTATCAAGAAAGTGGTGGTGTTGCGGTTAATAAAGCCACTATGGAAAAATGTTTTCCATTTAGTGATAAAAATGATATGGTTTCTCATTTTGAAGTAGGAGAAGAAAGAGAAACTACTAAAAAAGGTGAAACTACTATAACTGGTGGTTCTAAAATAGTATATGCTATATCAAAAAATGGACAGAGATACCCAATAGGAGAAAAAATACAACGTTCTAAAAGTGGTATATTAGGTAAATTACAAACTGTTTACAAATATCATCCAGATGTTCAGAGATGTTTTGGTAAAAATGGGTAGTAATAATCCGTAAAAAATCGGTTTTGTTTTGTAATTTATATATATGTTTGATAATAATGATAACATATAATAAATGAATACACAGTTACTATGTCTTTTCACATTAAAAGACGAGTTAGATATATCGATAAAGTTTGTTTTAGATAACTACGATTTGACAAACCCTAATGTTTTTATATTAGAAAACAAATCTAAATCAGATGAATTGTTTATTACTTTTAACGTAGCAAAAGGTTCTTCTGCAATACCTTCCGATTGGAAGACTATTTTAGTTCATAGAAAAAAACAATCTAATACTATATACACAATTAATGCCTTAAACGAAGTTGTTAAATCAAAAACAGGTGGGCAAATCGATAGTGGGTATATGATTGATTGGGAAGAATATAAAAACTGTATTTTAACTACATCAAATTCAGGTTACAAAAAGATTCCAACAAAAGTTTACAAAAGTTTTAATACAGATAATTTGGAAAAGTAAGATTTTTTCCTTATATTTGTATTAATGAAAAGAAAAAGATTCCAACCTATACAGATTTTTGCTAATTCCCCTTCGGATATTTTCGAAACACATCGGTGTGAAATTGCCAAAGCAATCATTGATGGAGTTTCATTTGGAATTAGAAACAAAAAAGAAAAAGTAGATTTTGCAGAAGTTATAGTTAAAGAGTTGATTATCATCACTCTTTCAATTGACAGTAAAGAATTCACTCAATTATTAGAAGAAAACATTCAAATCCTTGTAGAATATGAGGAGTATGAATTATGTGCCCTTGCGTTAAAACTTAAAAACAAAATAAATAAAACAAATGAAAAAGTTACTGAAAAAATTGGAGTTATGGTTTGACATCCATGTAGTTTACTTTCTGTATAATGGAAACAAAACACAGAGTTATTATAAGATGTTAGAAAAAAAATGGGGTATTAAAAAATAAGTTATGGAAAAAGAAAAAGGTTCAACAATTGAAAATGTATCCGCAATCTCATATTGCGAAGAAATGTATCCGGAAACTTGTGATGAGTTCAAAGAGATTTTAGACGAAATGTATGTAACATTTTGTAAGAAACAAAGAAACTACGGACCTGGTAACATTTCAGTAGGAACTGCTCTACAAACCAAAGAAGATATTAAATTATCTTTGACAGGATTGTGGTTTAGACAGAACGATAAAATCAACAGATTAAAACAATTAGTAGTATTAGGACAACCAGATGAAGTTGGTGAATCCATCGCAGATACTTACGAAGACCTTGCCGTATATTCCGTAATTGCTCAATTAGTGCAAAGAGGAAAATGGGCAAAATAGAGCCTAAATATTGGGCAAAATAAAGCTTGGAAATGTAACAAATTTTTACTATATTTGTTAAACAAAAAGCAAAAAGGTTATATTTAGATATAGGTAATCGCGATATAACCTTAAAACTTAAAACAATTTATTAACACTTAAAACTTAAAAAGCAAATGGATATTTCATTAGCATTAAAGAGATTTAGTTCTCTTCAAAACAACACAAAAAAATCAGATTCAATCTGGAAACCTGCAAACGGAAAATCTCAAATCCGTTTAGTTCCTTACAAATTCAATAAAGATAATCCTTTTATCGAATTGTATTTTCATTACAACATTAACAACAAAACTTATCTATCTCCAATCTCATTTGGAAGACCTGACCCTATCGTAGAGTTTGCTGAAAAGTTAAAACGCACAGGTGATACCGATGATTGGAAAGCAGGTAAGAAGATGGAGCCAAAATTAAGAACATTTGCACCCGTTATCGTTCGTGGCAAGGAAAACGAAGGTGTTAAATTTTGGGGATTTGGTAAGACTGTTTATCAAGATATTTTAGGATATATTGCAGACCCTGATTATGGTGATATTACAGACCCACATACAGGACGTGATATTGTATTAGAGGTAACATCGGCAGAAGAATCAAATGCAGCATACCCAACAACTACAATTCGTGTTAAACCTGCAACATCTAAAATTTTAGATGACCCACAAGCAGTAACTGATTTGTTAAACGCACAAAAGGAAATTACAGAATTGTATTCTGAATTATCTTATGATGAGTTGAAAGGTGTATTGGAAAGTTGGTTAAATCCATCTGCAAATGCTAACGGAGCAGGTAATCCTGTAAACGAAGCATTAGAAGCACCTAAAACACAATCATCAGTATCAACTGATATGGGTGGAACAACTCCAAAGCCAGTAGTAGATAAACTACCTTGGGATGAGGAAGAGATTGTAGTAACCGCACCTGCAAAACCAGCACCAAAAGCAGCAGTTGCAAAAGATGATGTAGAATCGGCATTTGACGATTTATTTAACAACTAATAAAAAAAGTTACAATGGCAAAAAGAGAAGATGATTTAGCAGGTTTACTTGCCGATTCTCTAAACAAACAGAATAAGGATGGGAAGATTGCCTATTTCTTAGACGATGATAGTGCTGATGCACCTACCAACGTAAAAGATTGGTTATCTACGGGAAATGCAATGTTAGATGTTGCAATCTCAAACAGACCTTATGGTGGATTGCCAGTTGGTAGAATAACAGAAATAACGGGTTTAGAGCAGAGTGGAAAATCTCTGCTCTCTGCCCATTTATTAGCTGAAACACAACGTAAAGGTGGTGTTGCAGTTCTGATTGATACCGAAACCGCAGTTAGTAGAGAATTTTTGGAAGCAATTGGAGTGGATATTTCCAAACTCCTTTATGTTTCAGTAGATACCGTTGAGGGTATTTTTGAAGCTTGTGAAACAATTATTGAGCAAGTTCGTAAGGGTGATAAGGATAGATTAGTTACAATCGTAGTTGATTCAGTAGCAGCAGCATCTTCAAAGAAAGAGATGGAAGCTGATTATGATAAAGACGGTTACGCAACTGATAAGGCAATCATCATTTCAAAAGCAATGAGAAAGATTACCAATATGATTGGTAGACAATCTATTGCATTAGTATTCACAAACCAATTAAGACAGAAGATGAACGCAATGTTCGGAGACCCGTGGACAACATCGGGTGGTAAAGCATTGGCATTCCACGCATCTGTTAGAGTTCGTTTGAAGAATATGGGACAATTGAAAGCAGGGGATAGAATCGTAGGTATTAAGGTTCGTTGCCAGGTTATCAAAAACAGAATGGGACCTCCTTTGAGACACGCAGACTTTGATATTTTCTTTGATAGAGGTATCGATAACTATGGTGGTTGGATTTCAGTAATGAAAGATGCTAAACTTGTTAAGCAAGGTGGTGCCTGGTATACATATACTGATATTGAATCAGGAGAGGAAATCAAATTCCAAGCAAAAGACTTCGTATCTATTTTAGAAGATGAGGATTTAAAAGACCAAATCTATCGTAGAATCTGCGAAGCAACTATTTTACAATACAAAACATCAGCGTCAGAGGAAGTTGAAATTACAACGGATGTAGCAAATGAGTCAGATTAATAAAAGGTATTTAGATATACTAAAACAAATAGACGAAGAACACAAAGGATTTGGTGATTTACACCGAAACTCTAAAACTTTGGTAATCGATGGATTAAACACATTCATCCGTTCATGGTCTACTGCTCCTAATCTTAATGATAATGGAGACCACATTGGAGGCATAGTCGGAACTTTAAAAAGTATCGGCTATGCAATCCGAACTCTCAACCCTACCAGAGTTGTAATCGTATTCGATGGTAAGAATGGTTCAAGTAGCAGAAAGGAAATCTTTGCAGGATACAAAGCAGATAGAGGCAAGAACAAAATCAAAATGAGATTGAATCGTGCTGCAACTGTTGAAATGAATCCAGAAGAAGAAAGTGAATCTATGAAACGCCAAATGGTGGGATTAGGTGAACTACTTTCGGCTCTACCCGTTTCCATTATGATTTACGATGGAATTGAAGCAGATGATGTAATGGCATACATTGCTACTCAATTAAAGAAGGAAGATGAGAAAGTTATTATTATGAGTTCTGATAAAGACTTTTTACAATTGGTAAATAAAGATGTAAGTGTTTATTCTCCATCAAAGAAAAAAGTGTATAA